TGCATATTTGTTGTAGAGGTCTATTCCAGGTTGTCCCATTTGTCTGATTAACTGATCAATCTTTACTAGTCTTTCTGAGTCTATTCTGTTTGTGTATACAGAAGTGTGGTCAGTGTAGTTTTGGTTATCAGCCGGGGTATTGTTTCTTAGTTCTCTTTCTAAATCGTCTTTATCCACTAGTCTTCCTTGTGGATATGGTACGAACATACCTAGAGAAGGAGTGTAGAGGTCTTCTAGGAGTCTTTGTTTCAATATCTCAACTACAAACTGCTCTTTTAGCCCTTTGGTTATTTTGATTTTCTTTAGCTTTTTTACTAAATTGTCTATACTACCTTCATTCTCTAAGTTAATTATCACCGGGAATGCTTTTACATTAGCTTTTGCTGTATCCTTTAGCTTATTTATGGTACTAGCTAATAGACTATCTTTCTTCTTTATTTCTTTATTATAGGCTAGCTTTACTGCAGGGTCTACCTTTATTATAATTTTATTTCTGATTAAATTACCCTCTTCATTTTTTTCTTCAGGAATTATAATAGATTCAACTGGTTTAGCTAGTGCTTTCATGGTAGTAGCTACATACCTAGCTGGCTTGCCATAAGGAATTAGTTCTTCCTTCTCACCTCCGGTAAAGTCAAGTTCTCCTTGCTTAGCAGCTACTTTTTCTCCAGACTTTTTAACAGGCGTCTTACTACTCTTCTCCTTTTCTGTCTTAGCTTTAGCTCCTTTTCCTCCTTCTTCTCCTGCTGCTTGAGTGAGTTTTTTACCTGTTTTTGTATTTGTCTCTGGTTCATTTTTTGTATTTACTGGCTCTGTTGATTTTACTCTAGGTGTACCTTTTCTTGCTAATTCAAGCTTTTCTTTACTATTTAATTCGTCCCAACTCCTCTCTGTAACTCCTTTTCTTCCTAATTCTAGTTTTTGCATTAAGGTTAATTCAGAAAAATCTTTAGAGGTATCTTTAGGAGATAATTCAATTGGTTTAGAAGTATTTGAGCTATTGAATCTATTCAATAATTCTTTTGCTCTTTTATCTGCCAGTTTACTAATTTCCAAATCAGACATACCATCTGTTGCTTTTGGTGCCTGTGTTCTTACAAATTCAAGTTTATCTTTTAGAGGTAAGTCCTTGAACTCAGTTGGGTTGTTTATGATGAAAGGTACGTCTGCTGGTGATTTTTCTTTTTCTTTAGGCTTTTCTTCAGGAGTTGTTATGTTGGGATTAAGCTCTATTGTATTACTACTTTTTGTTAATTCTCGGGTTCCCTCTGGTTCTTCTTCTTTTTCTTCTTCCCCTTTAGTGCCTGTTAGATTAAGCACTATTTCATCACTACTTTTTGTTGGTTCTGTACTGCCACCTTCTTCATTATCCTCTTGATCTCTTTCTGGTTCATTACTAACACTATCTTCTTCTGTTTCTGGTGCAGGCTTCATTAAATTATAAAAGTCATTTAAAGTTGCATATCTAGAATCGTTATTTTTTGCAAATTTAAAAGTTCCTTTAGCTGCAAAATAAAGTACCCCCAATGATGATAATAAAGCCGCTACTGCCGCTGCATTTTGACCTGCGCTATGATGCACAACATGTTTTACTGCATGCGCTGCTTGTTTAATAGTATCACCATGTTGTGTTACATGTGTTGCTGCATTACCTGCTAATTTTGCTACTGCGTTTGCTATCTTTTCTGTGGTAGCTGGTGGTAGTTTAACTGAGAATAAACCTTTGTTTCCAAAAGTCCCAGTAGATTTAGCAAATACATCTCCCATCTTACCTCCATGAGAAATTAAGTCGGTAAGTTTATCGGCTTGTTGATCTACAGATCCTGCACCGTTATTGGTGAATAGTTTTTTGGTTACTTCAAGACCTTTCTCGTAATTACCACCACCTACTTTTTCTATGGCAGATTTAAGGTTATTAACGCTTTGATTTTGGTTTAAGCTTATACCTGTCATCTTTTGCAAGATTTGGGTAAAGCCATCAGCTGCGGTTACAGCTACATTTTCATTCAGAGATTCATTAAAGGCTTTATAAGTACTCGCTAATTCGGAGTCTTTTAGAGTTTTTACGTACAGCTTAATACCATCTATTAGCTTATTAGCTAAAATAGGGTCCATATAGCCTTGTTCACTTGAGTCTAAAGTAGCAGCATGCTTTATAGAATAGTACGTATCATATATAAATTCACAACCTTGGTTAAACTTTTCAATTGATTCCCCGTTAGGAAATTCTGGATCTATTTTATTTAAAGCTGACTCTAACTTATCTAATTCATCATTAACAGCTTGGTCAGATATACTATTCAGCTTATCTTCTAAAGCTTTTCTTTCTTTTGATTTAGGCTTGTATTTATGTAGCGATGCAGAAAGTGATTTTAATTTACTCCAGGCACCTTCATTAAGTTGATTATCGGATAAATTTTTTTTTTTGAAGTCCTCTAGTAATTTGGTCTTTAACTTTTCTATTTTAACCCTATCGGAGTCTTCTTTAGTATCCTCAGGTTTAGCTGGCTTTACGGGCTTTACCTGGTGATTCTTATCCTTGTAGTTTTCACCCTTGGATATATCAATCATCTTTTTAGATTCCACTTCTTTATCTGTAGGGGCATGTTTACCCATTTCAATCTTAGTGTAGTAGATTGCATCCTTCTTCAAGTTAGCTATAGCTTTCTTTTGTGCAGCAAGAATAACCTTATCATCGCTAAGGTCTTTTCCTTTTGCCTCATATCTCCATCCTTTTTCGTATTCAAAAGGATTGACTTGTTGAACCTGATGAGCAAAATCATCTGGTTTGTCTAAATCACTAATGGACTCTTTTAGAATTGACATGAAGTTGAATTCTTTTTCTTCACTTTTATTTACAGTTTCTGTAATGAACCCTCTGTTTTTGAATATACTTATCACTTCCTCATAAGAATTGAGGTGTGAAAACGTTTTGTTTACGCGTGTATCTTCTTTTGCTTCTTTCAAGAAATCTGCTTTTGAGAACTCTCCGGATACTACTTGTCTGTATCTTGTATTGATATCCATTTAATTATTTTTAATATGTTGCGCTATAATATTCTAAGGCTACTGGGATTGAGCCTGTATATACATATGCTGATATTGAGGCTATTTTTTCTGTACCGCCCTTCATCCAAGTGTTATTGGATATGTGAGAACTCTGAGGTTGTAGTTGTACTTCGTATGAACTTGAAACAGAGCCTGAAATGACTAGATTTAAAGTACCTTGTGTATCTATGTTAGTTAAACGGAGATAAGCCAAGGAAGAGGCTTGTATGTTGCCTGCTAGAGCCCCTGCCAGTGAACTTGTGAATGCTACTATTTGTACAGGACTGCCAGTAGGTATGTTAAATATTCTATTGTCTACAGAGCCAATACTAATATTAGTATCTGTTACAGATGAATTTCTGTAATTATTGTTAAGAAAGATATCTTCTGATATATTTACTGTTAGGGTAGCTGGTACACTTGACATAATTACTTGGTTGCTTTATATTCCTTTAATAATTCAAAATAACTAAGTATATTACTAATATCTGCTTCACTGATATTCTTATTGGCCGGTACTTCTTCTATTAGATTTGATACTTCTTGAAGTTTCACTTTACGTACTTGGTCTGGTATTTCCTTTATTATCTTTTTTAGCTCAGTTTTGATAGTCTTAACTTGGGTGTTACAGTACTCCTTTAAACTGTTTGAAGTAGAGATATTGTTGATATACTCCTTCAAAAGATTTTTTTGGCTTTCGTTTAAATCTTCATACCTATCATTGAACTTGTTTAGGGTCATTCTGTAAACAAGTGCCCTTGTGCCTTTATCCGATTTAGCAAATTCCTCTATAAAGCCGCTGTCTTGAGGTTCTCTTTTAGAGGTAATGTGCTCAAGGATAGTTCCTTTGCATTTAGCATAGGTATCAATGTCTATGTTGACACTTGAGTGCATCTCTAGTAGACTGTATACTGATGCAAAAACAGTGTAATCATCTACCTTTGCTTTAAAAAACTCTTCTAAATTGTAATTCTTTTTTATTTCAGCGATTAAGTTGTACTTATCTCGTTTTAACTTGTCTTTAGGTAACTTCTTATAAGATTCTAAACAAGCATCAATAAGTACCTCTGCTTTTGCATCTGGAAGATTCCTAGCTTTAGTGATAGTATTGTAGATTTGGTATTCTCTGAATATATCAGTATTGTTGAAATACTCGCGGAGTATGGCAACTGAACTTGAGTCTTCTTTTTTAGTTAGGGTATCTGTTGTGAACTGTCTCACTAACAATTCAAAAAGAAGTCCCGTATTACGTAGTTTGTTATGCTTAGATGCCAAGGCTTTAAAGTTTAGCTATTATTAATAAATATCAATTAGTCTTTGTCTAACAAATTACCCTCGTCTAACATAGATAACTCTTTAGGCTCTCCTCCTTCAAACAGTTGGACTTTCTTTCCAGGTTTAATTTTTTCTAAGTCAGACTTCTTCAACCCTTCATTATAGATACCCTTTCTAGGATTAGGTCTTAGGCTGTCTTTCTTGTACTTATCTCGCATTTCTTTCTTCCCAAAAGGATCCCTTCCAGCAAAAGAACTGTCTGTGCCGTAAGAAGAAGCGTGTAATACCGGTCTGCCTATGACTTTTTTCTCATCATATCCATCTGGTACGCTTTCTGGGCCTGAAGCATTGTTTTTGTAAATAGATGCTAGGTCATGTGGTGTTCCATAAGATACTCCGGATAAAGCTGGGTCATTACCTTCCTGCTCAATCTGAGTGTATCTGAATTTACGTTTAACATCTTCAGCTATAAGGTCACGCTCACGATTAATCTGGTCTTCACTCATCTGGAATATGTTATCATAAATCCAGTCTGTTGAGATAAAGTTCTTCTCTTGCATCTGATTAGCTAAATCAACTTTTTCTTTCAATAAAGCAATACGTTCTTGCTCATGCAAGATAGAAGGGCGAGCAAGTGTTATGTCAAAATTGGCAAGGTCTGAATCCTCATACCCTAATAAGGTAAGGTGTACCTGTGCTATTTTTTGTAGTTGAGATACAGTCAATCTTTGGATATACTCTATTTGGCGAGACCAACTCAAGCTTAATCCAGATAAGGTAGATTTACCATTTAACTCATCAGAATAGTTCAAATAAGCTTTTGGAATCTTTAAAGCAGAGAACATCTTATTGATGAAGTAATTCATATCATCCATACCTGTATACTCCAATCCTTTAGCTGTATCAATTCTGGTTAGGTTGTCACCATTACGGACTGGAATATGGAAATCCTCCAATAGGTTCATCATATTGAACTTATAGTTGAATTGTCCGGTTTTGTGGTCGAATAGGGGTGTACGCTTTTGATTGGAAATGTGCTTTTGCATCATGGCATCTACCTCATTTGGAGGAAGATTACCCACATTATAGTAGAACACCCTCTTTTCGGCAGACTTTGTAACACGATGGGTTACCGCAGCATCCTCCATCATGGTATATGCCTTGAATAATTTACGTCCAGGTTCAAGCCAGGAGTTATGTACTACTATCCCATTAGCAATAAAGTTGTGATTTTCAGACTCCACGTGTATGTCGTAGGTCAATTCTTTGTCAGACTCTTCTATGGCTGTAATAGGCTCTAAAATAACGTTTTCAATACCTTCTTGTTTATACTTCTTTGTTTGGATTAATTTCCTACCTTCCATATAAAAGCTCAAAAGGTAAGCTTCACTTTTATTATATATTTTATCTCCAAAAACAACAGTTGTCCTCTCTTTTCTTTTACGTATTTTGCCAGATTTTATTTTTAATCTTTGCAGTAATACTTTCAAATCCTCTAACATTTCTTTGTTAACAAGCTCAACTGTATACCTGTTACAGCCCCATTCATCTATATTGGTACTACCGTCAGCATCTACTAATCCTTCTATAAATGCCAGTTGTACGTTTTCAGGCTGCTCATATATCCAAGATGGAAATCTCTTAGTTTTTGCTTTTCCTGTAAATCCGTTATTTTTAAGGATAACATTAAGGGCTTTTGAATGACAGAAAGCTTGAGAGCTTATATTTGTATTTGTTATTTTTTTATTATGCTCACCACATATTTTTCCTGAATACTTTTGTAATATACCTTTGTACTTTTGATTGATGTCATCATGAACACCTTGTGCAAACGCAACGCAAGATTTAGATAACCACCCATCCCCTAGCATAAAGCCAAATAATCTTGCAAAGTCTTCTTCGTATGTATTTGGTATGTATTCCAATAACTTTTGCCAGCCATTTTTCTTATTTTCATTAGAAACATCTTTATTGATTTTGCTTTCAATATTAGGTTGTTTAAAAGAATAATTGGTAATAGCTACTAGGTCTTTTATGTTAAGTTCTTGTATCTGTTTGTATTTTAATACTCCGTCCGAAAATACAAGAATGGGGTGTTCTGCACTGCCTTCTATGAAGTTATTTTTAGTTGAAACTTTGTAGATTTCCTTTTCTCCAGAACACACTTGCTTCAATACTTTAGTTAATTCATACTTATCTTCCTTGGTATTGTATGACCAAACCTTATCGCCTTCCTGTATTTTATCAATTGTATTTACTCCAAATTCTGTCTCAACGTAGGAGTTACCTTTTAGACATCTGCCATATGGTAAAAAGTTACTATCTTTCATCAGCCTAAAATGTGCTATCTCATAGTTTTCATAAATCCTATGATTACGGGATTGATTAATTGAGCTTACACCTCCCATGATTGCTCCTGGGTCTTGTATAAACCTGACATATTCCCCATTATTTGCATCTAAACCCTCTTCTCTCACCATTTCATAAGGAGACAAGGATTTTACCCCATAAACTCCGAACTGATCTGAAAGACGTAACAAAAGGAAGAAATCTCCATATTTGCAAAAGGACCTTATCCACATCGGTAAATTGAATTCAACATTCAATACGTTGTAAAAAAGATTATACAATTCATCCTGGATGTTCTCAGAAGAAGACCTTATAGATAAGATTTCGTTATTCATTTCATTAACCTGTGTAGCTTCCTCACAAAGGATATCTAAGGCCGGTGCCACTAGGGCATCTAAGTCCATTGCTTCATAGTCTAGGTATAGTTGTGCCCTTGTTATCTGCATCCCATAGCCTATACCCGGTTCTATCAGGGAGCTATTGGAATATAATCTAGTATATCTATTTGCAAGCGTGTTTTGTTGTAAGTTTCCGAATGCTTGTATACCATTAAAATCGGATACTTTTAAGTATTTACCTCCTGCTCTTTTGATTATGGTGTCAGTAGTAAACTTCTGTTTTAATTGTGCAAATAGAGCTTTATTAGCCATAGTATGTTCTTTTGTATTGTTATAAATATAATTTAACTACCAAGTACCCATGAATAATCCTCCATTTCTCCTGTTACAGGGTTCGGCATTAGGTAATTACTGGCCTTCCTGTTCATACTACTATGGATAACAGTAGCAGGTGTTGTTGATTTTATAGCTCCCAATACAGCTCTTTGCATGTCTGTGCTATTTGCTGCATATGCCAATGCAGTACCTCTCAGATAAGTGCCTATCGCTAATGGAATCAACAAGTCATCATTAGAACCTGATTTAGCTGCAGGTTTTGGGCCTTTCCAAACAAATGCCCTCATTTCCGCATAAGTCCTCTTAGACCTTATTTTTATAGATTTTTCTTCTACAGCAATCTTGAATGATTGTAGCATCGGTATTCTGGTAGAGGTTGATGTGGTAAATCCAGGAGTCATTTTGTCCTCATCCATATACTTATTAAGGTATTGACTAACATTGGTTGTATCACCCTTGAACGACTTATATACATTTCTGTATCCAGAATCGGTAACGTAACTACAGGTAGTGTTACCTATACCTGTATTTTCAGCTATCAATAATGCGCTGTTGTATTCAAGGCAGACTGATACCGCAAAGTTGGCTAGTTCTTTAGGTCCCATGTCTCCCATATATTCACCTATTTGATCACCAGTTAGCAAATCTACTATCTGAATGGTAGAATAGTCTAGTCCATCGCCCCTAGAGGTATCTAGTATAACTGCACAGTTGGTTACTTCTTCTGGAAATTTCCATATCCAGAATGCATTGTCCCTTCCCCTCATTTGTACCGGTTCTTCTAGGTTGACTTTTACCCAATCTAAATCTTCTGGTTCAAAGTATGTATTACCAGAACTAATCATTTCGGCATCACACTCTTGTTTTGCAAGACGTTTACCAAGCTCTTGGTCTTGTCTATCTCTCCAATCTTGTGTATGCTCTGGGTGAACTCTCCAGTCTAGCTTTATGGGTAGGTATTCATTGTTACCTAGCTCTGCTTCTGAGTATAAATCTGCGAATTTATTCTCTGTACCTTCTGGAGTTGATAATACTATACACTTACCTCCTGTCGCTAGTGTTTGCTGAGCTGCTGCATAAGTCTCCTCTGCGTCTTCCACGAATGCAAACTCATCATAAATAAGAAAAGAGGCTGTCTTACCTCTAGCGGAGTTCTTAGCTCCGGATATTACCTCAATCTTTGATCCGTTAGATGATACTACTTTCTTTTGGTTTTCTTCTTTGGTAGTTGAATTGGACAATTCAATCATCCATTTAGGTAACTCCTCAAAAGCAAACTTAAATTTATCCATTACGGCTTTAGCCATATTGGTAGTTGGAGCCATACAGAGTATTGAAGAGTCATTCTTGAATAAGAATAGCCACAATGCATATGCTGAAGCTAGTGTGGTTACACCTAGCTGACGGCTTTTAAGGATAATGATGCGGTCTCTGGTGTGCATCAGATGTAAAAGCTTTCTTTGGAAAGGGTATAATTGGAATTTACTTCTACCTCCACTTGTGGTCTGAATCCACACATAGGTTAATATGAAGTATTCAGGGGATTCCATACACTTCTTAAACTCCGATAAAGCTAATTCTTTCAGGTTTACAGGTCTAACTGCCGGTGTATTAGTTGTTTGTGTCGTTTTCTTAGCTGCTTTTGTCAATTGGTTCTTTTTTCTTTTGGTATTTTTCTCTAGCCTTAGCGTCTATTACGGCTTTGTTCCGTGTATAATAACGCTTGGTGGCTTCGTTTTTAGCTTCTTTTACCTGCTCTTCCGTTGTATATTTTTTAGTCCTTCCCATTATCTACAATTCAAAATTGTTTATATGTTGAAGGGTTCCGTCCTCAATGTAGTAGCAAGAATGAGCTTCTACTTTTGCTTTTTCTTTACCTTTCTTAGCTACTTTTTTGTTAAACCACTTTTCAGTCCTTTGATCACTGATATTACTGGATATCTCTATGTACTGACCTTCAAATTTTCCTTCACGAGCTGCTGCACACTGTTCAAGAAATTCAGATTTATGGTATAAAGTTGAGGCTGTTACTAAACAGCCTTTTGGTTTCAACTTGTCTTTTAATCTTTGTTGTGTTTCTTTTAAGGTTGTTACAAAGTCTGCATTCTCTATTATAGCTAGATCTATTTCGTCTTCTGGTATTTCTTCAGATGGACCTATTATGTACAGCTTAGAGCCATTCTTTAGCTCAATAAAGAATGGTGTTTGTGATTCTATAAGTGCAAAGATAGGTAATTTATTGAAAGAATACATTAGTAGGTCAATAAATTCTTTGGCTATTATCTTAGTAACACTTGTTACTACTATTTTTGTGTTCGGTCTGAATACCATCATCCAGGCAGAGTATGCTGTAAGCATGGTAGTTACACCCACTTTTCTGGCAGAGTTGATGAGTAGTTCACTTGTTTTTGGGATTAATCTAGTGATCTGCCATTGGTATTTTTTAGGGATTATCAATTCAATCCTGTGGCCATAACTCATCACTTTCCATTCATTTAAAAAGAAGTCTTCAAATGATGATGAACGTTTTTCATAAAGGCTTTGACTCATAACTTTACTTTCCAGTAGGTTCCTACACCGTACACAATCTTACCTGTTATGTCTACCCCTGCTTTTACCTGGAATAATCTGTCAGATTTGGTCTTGTAGATAAGTCCGGCCTCTGCTGAATTTACTAATGAAGGAAGGTTACCATTAAGTGCTCCTCCTACATACAGTTGATTCTTAGGTATACAAGGTTCTTTTATGGTTATGGTGTTGGTAATTGTTGGGTATTTGAAATTTAGTATGTATCCTGCTCCTTTTATTTTATTCTTGAATATGGTATCCATGATGTATACCTTGGAGCTATCAAATTTGA